TACGTCTTTAGGTAAATCCAAAACTTTCGTTTTACTTCTTAGGTTAGAGGGTTTATATCCATCTAACCAAACATACTCTAAAAAAATTTTCATTTAATTGTTTTTAAAACTAAATTATTATTATTAATTTTACACATTTTTGTGCAATAAAAAAAGCCCCACTAAATGTGAGGCTTTTAATTAGGTTTTTATCTAACCTAAATCTTCATTTTCTTTTTCGTTTTTTCTTTTACCAGCGAATATTTTTTGTGCTCCATCAATACCAAATGAACCTAAAACAATCCAAAGGAATGAATTATAGATATAATCATTAATCACCAAATCCTTACCGAAATAACCAGTAGTCAGGTCAGCTAAAGCGAAAATAACCATAACAGCAAAAGACATAAAACCTACGATTGATTTTTCATTCCAATCATTATTGTCTTTAAAAATTGTGTAAAATTTTTTCATAGTTAAAATAATTTTTGACATAAAACTTTTTATTTTTAAAAACATTATTTATTAAAACTTATCTTTAAAAGCTAATATAAGTGTGAATAATATCTGTAACGCTATGATAATACCAGCAACCTTAGCCCATTGGTTCTTTTGTTTGTAAATCTCGTCCTTAGACTGTTTCATTTGTGTTGGGGACCAAACTTCAGTTATTTTATCCCTCCAATTTTTAAGTTCTTCTACTTCTTTTTCAGTATTTTTAAAATCAGACATTTTTTCATTAAGTTCAGTAAACTTAGCCTCCATATCTTTACGGATATTTTCTTGACCTTCATTTAACCTTTCTAATTCTTTAAGAACTAAACGACCATACTCGGACCAACCATTTACTGAATTGTTTTCATCACTACCCATTTTATAGTTTTGTTGCTGATATTACAGAAAGTATAGTAGAACAAATAGTTTCGTAATGTTTTATTTTAACATCTGACTTTTTAAGTTTACTAATAATTTTCCTTTCTTCATTTATTATACCTTCAATATTGTTAAGTATAATAGTATACTCTTTTGAATCAATTTTTTGAGACTCAAGGGTATTAACTAAAACACGTAACTTTTCTAGGTTATTGTTATTATCATGTAAACTTTCACTCATTGTATATTATTTAAATATATTTTTTATATCATACAATTTTTTAAAATTATATGAAAAATTATCTAAACTAGACTCAGATATGTTATAAATTAAATCTTTTGTTTCTAATAATTTTTCTTTAAGAGTTAAATTAGTTGTAACCAATTTAGAATTCACCAAATCTAAGGTCTCTTTTACCATAGACTTTAATAAAGTTTCTTTTTCGGTATCACTACCACTAACAACTACTTTAATCATTTTTTTATCCTCCTCAGTTAACGTAGAGTATTTTTCGTTATATTTTTGGGTAGCTATATTTAAAAACTTTTTAACGTCAATGTTTTCTCTAACTAAATCATCCTCTTCTTTAGAATTAGACTTCTCAGTCATTAAATGTTTAATAACGTTTAATTTAGATTCATGAATCACATCAATAACCTCAACACTTTTACTGGTTGTTGTAAGTTTATATAAAGACTCATTTAATTTATTTGGTTTTTCGTTTAATTCAATACCGTACCTGTCAAGTAAATCAACCAATTTTTTACATTCATTAACAATACTCTTTTCACCTCTAAATTTATCTAAAACAGAAAGGTTCTCATCAAGGTATTTTCCAGCTTCAAACTCACTTGAAGTGGTCTTGTTTTCTAAATTCTTATAAACAACAAAAAAAGACTTTAAAGTATCACTTTCCTTAATGATATTTAAAAATTCTTTATATAGTTCTTTACCCTTACTATCTTCGTTTATATGTGAATTTATATATTCTTGGGTAAATTTATTCTTTAATGTACCAAAATCCATGTTCTTTTTTTATATATAAATATGCCTTAATCTTCTAACGATTCTCTCTTATTAGAATTATTGAGTTTTACCTCCGATTCACGAATTAGTTCATCAACACCATTAAACAACATTCTGATATCTTCGTTCTTACTTTTACCTTCATTTAAAAGTCTATCAATAACACCTTCTTGGTTTCTAAAACTCTCACCGAATCCTTCATCACCACCTTCATCTCCGAATCCACCTTCGTCACCTCCGAATCCTTCATCTCCACCGAAGTCACCTCCTCCGAAGCCTCCTCCACCTTCATCTCCGAATCCACCTTCACCTTCACCACTCTCAGTAGTTTCAGGTTCTGGACCACCTATTTCACCATAAAGTTTATCCACTCTATCAAAATAACCAGTTTTCTTGATAACATTAGGTGTAGCTTCAAGTTCAGCAGCTGCCGCTCTTTCCATTCTTTGTTGTTCTAAATCAGTAGTGATTTCATCATTAGAGAAGTTGAATATGTTTTTCTTAGCCCATGTATGTGAAGTAGGAGCTATACCATCAACAGCTGTAACAAGGTCTTTATATAATAATACTTTTTCTTTCCATTGTTCAACTTTCAACATCTCACCTTGTGTAGATGGGTTGGTTAAGAATAATTGGAAATTATTAAGTTCTTCCTCAAAACCTAATATATAAAGGTGTATAATAGCTAATTTATTCAATTCCTGAATCATAGCTTGTTGAATCCTATTAATAGTTCTAGCAAAACGAATATCCATCAAGGCTAGGTTTTTACCTTCACCAGTAGCCTCCTCAAACCCAAGAATAGGTTTTGGGACTCTAAGAGCTGTAACCATTTTTCTTTGTATATACTGAATATCAGCTATTTGGTCTAAGTTTGACGCTCCCGCCAAAGTCTCAATAGGCATTGATGCGTTAGCGTCTCTCACAGGAATAAAGTAATCTTGGTCCACTGCTAATGTATTATATCTAAGGTCAACTTGACCCGTTTCTTGGTCAGCTTGTTGTGTTCTTTTAAATTTATTAGCTACTTTTTGTACGTATGCTTCAACATCCGCGTCATCAATGTTACCCACATAAACTTTAAATACCCTTCTTTCAGGTGCCCTAACAACACGGTAAACTAACATTGCATCTTCAGCTAACAATAACTGTTTCCAAATACGTCTAACTTTTTCCAATACAGAAGTTCCGTATGGTAGTTTTCTATCATCACCTAATAAACGGAAGTGTGCTATTTCCCAAGCATTAAAATCTAAATTCTTATCTTTCCATTTAAAAGCTACTTGTTTTTTCTTTGTTGGGTTAAGTTGGTCGTTAGTAACCGTATTTCTTTGGTTATCATTATGGAATAATCCTGTCTCAGACCTTTCAATTTCAATATTCGTAAGTTGTGACGTACCAACAATACCTTTTTCTTTATCTATCTTAAGATAAACAAAGTTATCACCGTACTTACAAGTGTTTCTAGTCCACATCTGTAAGTTAGTGTTTAAGTCTAAGATATTATCAAATAAATCTTCTAATACATTTTTAATTCTTTTAGAATCTGACATTACCGTTATAACCCTACCTTGTTCATTTAAAGTTGTTGATTCTTCAGACATAATGTCTAACGCTGCTGAAATTTCAGGTGTAAACTCCATAGCCTCATAATCCATATATGAAGCAATTCTAGTAGTCTCATAGTAAACAGCTTTTTGATAAAGTTCGTTATCTACTTTAGCCCATTGTGATTGAATAAAGTTTTGTTGTTGTCCGGCTAACTTTTCTTTTTCATAAGCCTCTCTAGACTTAGTTGTTAATAAATCTTTATCCCCAAGTGAGTATCTAGGTGTTTTTGGACCTTCACCCTGACTAAACATTTGGAATAACTTTTGATATACTGTTAAATTTTTATTATCTGCCATTAATTTTTAGGTTTATAACCTTGTTATTTATATATAAATATTCAATTTAAAAGTAATCGTATAAACTATAATGTGAACGATATTTATTTATAAAACAAACACTATGGCATTACCTACAGTATCATTTAAAGAATTCGCTAAAAATCCTATAGTTGCCTTATTATTTATGGCTATACTAGCTATTGGGTATTTACACAACCAACAAATATCAACATTAGAAGACACAATAGTACAACTAAGAGAAGATGTTGATGAGTTAAAGAATGAAAATAAAGAATTAAGAAATAAATTATTAGAGATTACAAAAAAATAGTTTTATGAAAAATATATTTTTATACGCATTTATTGTTTTAGTTTGTGGTTATTTCACATACACTTATATTGAAAGTAAACATAGACATGAAGACATGATTTTAAAAACAAATAATGAATTAGACTCAATAGAGTCAAAACAAAAAACCGTTTTTGATATGGTTGATGAAGCTATGATGTCAAAAGCTAAAAAAGAAGAAAAGATGCGTTTAGGTTTGGATAGTTTAGAGGATGAACTTAAAAGAAAAATGTACATACTAAGAAAGACTCAATCCAAGTTAGATTCAACAAAAATAGAAATAAGTAAAAATAAAAAATATAACGATAGTTTAATTGAACTTAATGAGAGATTAGTTAAAGAAAAATATAAAGCTGAAATATCTTTAGTTGAGTCCAAAATAATAATAAACAACTTAAGTGAGGCGAATAACCTAATGAAGGTTAAATACGATAGTTTAGAGTGTGAACAAAAAGAAGAACCTTACGTAATGGTTGATACGGTTTATGTTATTGACACGATATTCTACAAAAAAGAGGATATTAAGAAATTTAAGTTAAAATAAATTATTTTAATGTGGTGATTGTTTCAGGATAATTTACCAACAACGCCCTCTCATCTTTACCTTCATAAGGTACTTGACTTATAACATATCTCATCGCATTTAAACCACTAATTCTTTTATCGTTAGCGTCAATAACAGTCCAAGGTGCATAACTTGTTGAGGTAACTTTAAACACCCTTTTCTTATAGTTAGTGTACTCTTCCCACTTTTCTTGTGCTTTCGCATCATTAGGACTGTACTTCCAATATTTTAAAGGACTGCCTTTTCTTAAATCAAATCGTTTTTCTTGAGTGTCTTTGGTTATCGAAAACCAAAACTTGATTAGGTAATTACCAGAGGCAACCAAACTTTTTTCAAAACCGTTTACGTTTGCCATAAATTCTTCGTATTCATCATAAGAAGAGTAACCCATCACAGGTTCAACAATACCTCTGTTATACCAAGACCTGTCAAAGAATATAATTTTACCAGGTTCAATATCTGATTCATATCTAGCGAACCAATTTTTCTTTTCTTCTTCTGTTGGGATATCTTTAACTACCACCTTATAAAATTTAGGGTCTAGGTATTCAGTAAACTTTTTAATGGTTGAACCTTTACCAGCAGTATCCCTACCTTCAAATAGAATAATAACCGATGAACCTGTTTTTTTTAACCATTCTTGCATTTTAAGTAATTCTATCTGTAATATTGTTTTTTCTTTTTGGAATTGTTTTTTAGGTATTTGTGATTTCTCACCTTCGGTGTCTAAATAATCTTCGTTAGGGTAATTATTGGTATACGCGTCTCTACTATTTAAAGAATCTATTATTTTATTTAGGTATTTTTTAACATTTTCACTTTTACTACCTTTCTTAAGTAAAACATTAGACATAGTCCTACCCAAAATACCGAAATTTATTTGTTTAGAATTTTCATGTTTCTCTATTTTATTTAGTAACTCAATAACTTCTATAGAATCGATGTTGTTGTTCTTTAACAATTTTTCTATCTCATCCAACTCGTATCTTTGCTCCGTAGAAGTTTCAACTTTATTACCGAACAAACTATTTAATAAATCCTTAAAAAAACCTTCAGTTATAGTTTTTTTGTTATTTACCATTAGTTCTTTAATTCTATGTGTTTCTGTCAATAATCCCATAATAATAAATATACTCTATTTTAACGTTTTGTATGTTTTTCTCTATCACCTTTCCTAAAACCAAACATACCACCAAAAACCCAATTATGTGGTGAGTCAGCAGCTTGTGTTTTATTTACCTCATTATTGGCCATGAAAAAATCTGTTTGTCTAGACAGAGTATCTACTGTATTAGATTCGGTTGTACTGACAACCCAATTTTCAACCATAGCTTTTGCCTGACCCTTGGATTTTTCTAAATCTTTAAAAGATGTCATAGCGACGTATAAACACATACCAACAGACATCAATAAATCATCATGATAACCTTTCATGTGGTCTGGTCTACCGTTTATATATACGAATGTATCTATTTCAGCTAAAGTTCTTTTAGACCTAATTTTAAAAGTATCCATACGAACACCCTTTTCCAATTCTGATATAATAACATTTCTATTTTTTTGGAAATTTAATCCCGGTAATTTACCTCTTTCCATGTGTTTTTGTAATGCTTTGTTGTTTTCAACAGCATCAATACCCACAACAGCATCATGATACATTTTTCTTTTGGGGTAACCTAATTCTATTAGTTTTAATACAGTAGAAGCACCCCAACCTCCTGTAATATCCACAACGATGAAAGCGTCATAAGATTGTCCGTAGTAATTACAAATCTCACCTAAAACATCTGGAGCAACTTTACCTTGGTATTCAGCAACTTGATTACCTGTTGTATAATCATAAATACAAACACCCGCTGAGTCATCAGCTGAACCTGATGAAGCGTCTGCAGCTAATATATATTGATGGTCTTTGATAGGGTCTTCCCATATCCACATATTACCATCAACCCATTCTCTTCTAATTGGGTCCTTTATATTTTGTTTTTCTTGTCTTTGTTTATATTTGTCGTCAATAACACCATCACCTGAACCTAAAAACGAACATAATAACTCCTGTGCTATTGAACGTGGGTTATGGTTAAGGTCGGCACACATATCTTCAAACCATTTAGAAGTTGGTTCGTAACCCTTCTCAACCATTTCATCCCAAGTACTCTTAGGTACCGTAGATTTTTCACCAACACCACTATACTTATCAAATACTTCTTCAATAACCTCACCGTTATCGTTTTTCATCAACCAAGTCATACCAGAACCATCGTTTTGTCCATTATAACGAGGGTCTTCATACCATTTCATATCGGTAATGTTGTAGTTGTTTTTACCCAACTCAGCCATTTTATATGTTTTATGATATAACGGGTCATATCCGTTTGGTGTTGAGATTAGAATAGAACGACCACCTGTTGATAATGAAGGTTGTGCCGCTTCATAGAACTCTTCCCCTCTACTACCCTCAATAAAGGCTGCCTCATCCACGATGATAATTGATGGTGTATAACCTCTCAAAGCATCTTTTGAGGATGCCACGGCCTTTACTTCAGAACCATTATTAAGTCTATAGTGTGAGTCTGAATTTTTTTCAGGTGAGAACCAATCTTTACCGTTTGGTGGTCTAAATATATCCATCCAATCAGGTAGTTGTCTTGTGAAATCCTTAATTTTTTTTAAGAATTCTTTGGCTGTTTCCTGTTTGTTAGCGGCAATTAGGATTTTATGTTTTTTCTTCGGGTTGGCTAAAGCGGTAAGAATAGCACAATAAGCGGCTGTAGTTGTTGAAATACCGGCCTGACGAGGTTTCATCACTATATTATGTCTATGGTCAATAAAACCTTGTACAAGTACTTTTTGCCTAGGGAATAAACGAAAAGGTACTTCACCACCTTGAGTTCTATCCTCAGTACTTAGGTAGTTTTCTATTCCGTATATTGGGTCTTTTAAAGCTCTAGCTATCTCTAAAAGTTTTTGACCCTTCGTTAACTGTTTAGTAGAATCCATACCTATAAATATCATTAAGCATTAAAAACCCACCATAGTAGCGAACTTGGTGGGTTTAATCAGTCGTAACTGATAACGGTCCTAAATCCGTATATCTTAGTTTAAGTATGGTCCTATTTTCCTAGCCAACTCAAAATCACCACTATCTAAAGCGTCATCCATTAAACTCTCTAACTCACTTTTAGACATATTAGAGTAATCAGGTTCACCACTAGGTTCTTCAGAACTTGAACCACCTAATAAATCACGTAAAACTGGGTCCGAGTAGTCACCATCTTCTACATCATCATCATCAGCTGGTGTTGGTTCTTCGTCTTCAT